TTACTTCTGGTAAAAACACCAAAGTAATTATTGTATCTACTCCACATGGTATGAATCACTTCTACCGTATGTGGCATGATGCCGAGAAAGGTAAGAGTGAATATATTCCCACTGATGTTCATTGGTCTGAAGTTCCTGGTAGGGATTCTAAGTGGAAAGAAACAACAATCTCAAACACTTCAGAAGCACAGTTCAAAGTTGAGTTTGAGTGTGAATTTTTAGGATCGGTCAATACTCTGATTGCTCCAAGTAAATTAAGAACTTTAATCTACGACAATCCAATACAAAGAAATGCTGGATTGGATGTGTATGAAAATCCAATACAGGATCATGATTATGTTATGACAGTTGACGTTGCTAGAGGAGTTGGAGAAGACTACTCAGCATTCGTAGTTGTAGATATCACAGAGTTTCCACATAAGATAGTTGCAAAATATAGAAACAATGATATCAAACCAATGTTGTTTCCAAATATTATTTACGAAATAGCAAAAAATTATAATAGTGCATATATCTTATGCGAAGTTAATGATATTGGTGATCAGGTTGCAAGTATTTTACAGTATGATCTTGAGTATCAAAATCTTCTCATGTGTTCCATGAGAGGTAGAGCAGGTCAAATTGTAGGACAGGGATTCTCTGGTAAGAAAACTCAATTGGGAGTTAAGATGTCCAAGACTGTAAAAAAAGTTGGATCACTTAATCTTAAGACTCTTATAGAAGAAGATAAAGTTATCTTTAATGATTATGAGATTATTTCTGAACTAACAACATTCATATCTAAACACAATTCATTTGAAGCTGAGGAAGGGTGTAATGATGACTTGGCAATGTGTCTTGTCATTTATGCCTGGTTAGTCCAGATGGATTACTTTAAGGAGTTGACTGATCAAGATGTTCGTAAGAGATTATATGAGGAACAGAAAAATCAAATAGAACAGGACATGGCACCATTTGGATTCTTAAATGATGGTTTAGATGATACAAGTTTTGTTGATGCTGAAGGAGATACTTGGTTTAAAGCAGACGAGTACGGTGATAGATCTTTTATGTGGGAATATCGTTAATGGATCTCGATGGTCAAATAAAACTTGGTCACCTTTTACTACAAGATAGAAAATGTAGATCCTGTGGAATACCAAAAAATTTAATTGATGGATTTTATAGAACAAGAAAGGATAGAGGACCGGTTGCTTCATCATATTCTTATGAATGTAAAGAGTGTACAATAAAAAGAATACTATCAAATAAAAAATCAGATATAAGATGGGAATACCCAGATTGGTAATTCACGTCACATTTCCCCTGTGAAAACATAGTTTTTAATAAATATTTTCAGTTAAACATGAGACCACGGAGAAAAAAACATGGCGACTCCTCAATTGTCTCCAGGCGTATTAGTCCGGGAGGTTGACCTTACAGTAGGAAGAGCTGAGAATGTAATAGATAATATCGGAGCGATTGCGGGACCTTTTGCAATTGGACCCGTTGACGAACCGATTGACATCAGCACTGAGCAAGACCTCATTAGTACGTTTGGTAAACCAATCTCGACAGATGCTCAATATGAGTACTGGATGAGTGCATCAAACTATCTTACCTATGGAGGAGTTCTTAAAGTTATAAGAACAGATGATACTCAACTGAACAATGCTAACGCGGGTGTTGGTATTGCTTCAACCACATCTTTAAAGATCAACAACTACGACGATTATCAGCAGAATCATAAAGAAAGTGATAACACTTTCACTTATGCTGCTAAAAACCCAGGTGCTTGGGGCAACGGTTTAAAAGTCTGCTACATCGATGATTTTGCAGATCAAACTGTTGGTATAGCAACCACTTCTCTCAGTCAAATGGGAGCACAAATCGGATTTGGAGTTACTGCCTCTTTGAGTGGAGTTGTAATTCCTGGAACGGGAACTACCTCTGAGTTCACTGGATTCCTGAAAGGAATCATCACGGGTCTGACGACGGACTCTAGTGGTAATTCTAGTACAATTGACGTTAAAGTTGTTTCTCGCGTAGAAACTGTCGGTACTGGATCCACTGAAACCAAGATCGATTATGCAGAGGGAACTTCTTTCGCAGCATTCGGAACTAGTGTTGCACTGAACATTGTTAACAACTCTGGTGTTAACACCACGGGCGTGATTTCATCTGCATTGACACCTGGAACTGCAGTTGACTGGTATGACCAACAAACTCTTGGTTTAAGCAACGCCACTCTGTTCTGGAAGTCCATCGCTCCAAGACCTACGTCTAACGTCTTTGTAACCGATAGAAACGGTAAGAACGATGGTATCCACGTTGCAGTCGTTGATGATACTGGAAGCATTACTGGTATCAAGGGTAATCTGATTGAGAATTTCTTGAATCTCTCCAAAGCAGGAGATGCTATCTCAGATTACAACGCTCCTACTAAGAACTACTACAAAGACTACATTGCAGACTTCTCTGCAAATGTCTACTCTGGATACAATCTTTCCTCTGGTATCACTACCAGTGGCGGTTCTACTTGTGTACCTAGAGCATCTGGATTCTCGACTGACTTTACTCCAGTTACGACTGGCGATGGTCTTTTTGGACTTGACTCCCAGGACGTAACCTTCTCTGTTCTCGGTAATAAGACCTTCACCCTCGGTGGTGGTGTTGACTATTCCACAACAAACGGAATGAAGGCAGAACTTTCTAGCCTCATCACTTCTTACGGTCTCTTCGCCAATAAAGATGAGATTGAAGTCGATTATCTAATTATGGGTCCTGGTTGTATCAATGAGTCTGATTCACAGGCAAAAGCAAACTACATCATCTCTCTTGCAAATGCAAGAAAAGATTGTGTTGCGGTTGTTGGTCCTCATAGAGCAAACTTGGTTAACATCACCAACACCACGACTCAAACAAACAACTTAATTAACTACTTTGCTCCACTTCAATCGTCTTCATACGCGATCTTCGATAGTGGTTACAAGTATCAGTATGACAGATTTAACAACATCTTCCGTTATGTACCATGTAACCCAGATGTTGCTGGTCTGATGACTCGCACAAACTTGGTTGCATTCCCATGGTTCTCGCCTGCCGGACAACAGCGTGGAGTTATCAACAACTCGGTTAAACTTGCATACAACCCAACCAAAGCACAAAGAGATAAACTGTATCCTAACAGAGTTAACTCCTTTATCACCACACCTGGTATCGGAACACTTCTGTTTGGAGACAAGACCGCTCTTGGATATGCCTCCGCATTTGATAGAATTAATGTTCGCCGTTTGTTCCTCACTATTGAGCAAGCACTTGAGAGAGCAGCACAAGCTCAACTCTTTGAACTCAATGATGAGTTAACGAGAGCAAACTTCAGAAATATCGTTGAACCATTCTTGCGTGATATTGAAGCGAAGAGAGGACTCTACGGATTCTTGGTTATTTGTGATAGTACAAATAACACTCCTGATGTTATTGATAATAATGAGTTCAGAGCAGACATCTTCCTGAAACCTGCTAAGAGCATCAACTACGTAACACTTACTTTCGTTGCTACCAGAACTGGCGTCAGTTTTGAAGAAGTAGCAGGTAGAGTTTGATTATATTATTATCTAAATAACAATAAGGAGAATTAAAAATGGCACATTCACTTACCGACTTTAAATCAAAACTTGTAGGGGGCGGCGCACGCCCCAATCTATTTGAAGTTGAAATCACACCTGGCGACCTCCCTACTGGGGTTGCCAAATATGATGGAGACGTTTTTAAATACATGTGTAAGGCAGCAAACCTTCCTGCTTCTAATGTAGCTTCGATTGATGTTCCTTTTAGAGGACGTACTTTCAAAGTTAATGGTGATCGCACATTTGATAACTGGACCATTACCGTCATTAATGACACTGATTTCAAAATCAGAAGAGCATTTGAAGAATGGACACAGTTCGTTGCTAACTATCAAGAAGCATCTGGTGCAACCAATCCCCAATCTTATATGAGATCTGCTACCGTTAAGCACTTAGGCAGGAAAAAGTCTAACATTGGTTACGGCGAAAACAGATCTAAAGGTGAAGGTCTTACGACTATTGCCCAATATAAATTTGCGGACATCTTTCCTGTTAATGTTTCTGCAATTGATCTTTCTTATGATACCACAGATACTATTGAAGAGTTTACTGTAGAATTTGCAGTTAACTACTGGTATCCTGAGCAGGTTTGATATCTGGTCTAAATAGTCTAAGGAAACTTAGATTCATATAATCATGTCCAAGTTATTTGGGTTCTCAATAGAGGACACCGAACCACTATCTCCAAGTGCAGTCAGTCCCGTTCCTCCTAACAATGAGGATGGGTCTGACCACTATATGAGTAGTGGTTTTTTTGGTACTCATGTAGACATTGAAGGTGTTTTTAAAAATGAGTTTGAACTAATCAAGCGATATCGTGAAATGTCACTTCATCCAGAAGCAGACAGTGCAATTGAAGATATTGTAAATGAGGCAGTTGTTTCAGATTCCAATGATAGTCCTGTAGAAATAGAACTTTCAAATTTAAATGCCAGTGATGGTATTAAAACAAAAATTCGTAAAGAATTTAAATATATTTTAGATTTATTGGATTTTGATAAGAAGGCACATGAAATTTACCGTAACTGGTATATTGATGGTCGTATCTATTATCATAAAATTATTGACTTAAAGAAACCCGAAGAAGGTATTCAGGAGTTACGTTATATTGACGCTATGAAAATGCGTTATGTTCGACAGCAAAAGAAAAAACCTAATGATGGTACTGGTAGAAATAATTTATTAGTTAATTCTAGAAATGATAATCCTATGGATTATGACTTTCCAGAAATTGAAGAGTATTTTATTTACAATCCTAAGACTACATATGGGGGAAACCCTATGCAGTCCAGTGCAAATCAGGGAATTAAAATTGCTAGAGATGCAGTTACATATTGTACCTCTGGTTTAGTAGATAGAAATAAGGGATCAACTCTTTCATATCTACACAAAGCAATTAAGTCACTCAATCAACTTCGTATGATTGAGGATAGTCTTGTTATCTACAGACTATCAAGAGCACCAGAAC